TCCTGGTGATAATTGTAAAGCTGGACCTTGATCACCATCAATAACATATTTGTTTGATGAACCTGTACCATTGTAATAGTGTTCTGTAGTTTGAGTTGCTACAGTCACAGTTAAAGTTTTTGTAGGTGTGACTGAAGATGATCTATGAGATATATAACCTACATCTCTAACTACTGCGTTGGCTTGGTCTAAATCTGAACCACCTGTAAATCCTGTTAATGTAATAGTATTACCAGATACTGCTGATGTGACTGAACCAGCTAATATAAGTGTTTCACCTAAAGCGACTGTATCTGTTGATGAGTCACTTCCTTGAATTGTAATTGTTGAATTAGCTAATTTTGCGTTTGCGATAGAACCAGCTAATTGAGCATTTGTAATAGCAGCACTAGCTGATAAATTAGATGTAGTTAAACCTGTAATCGTATTACTACCAGCAGCGATAGTTTTATTTGTTAATTCTTGGCTACCTGTGAGAGTGGCTACTGTTCCATCAATGGCAATAGATAATTGGTCTGTAGCAACACCAGTTGTAGTGATACCTGTACCACCTGCTACCGTAAGTGTGTCATTTGAAGAAATAGTTTGGTTTGCTCCACCATCACCAGCGACTATAAAATCAGAACTTGCTGTAGCTGTACCTGGTTTAAATTTACCAGATGCTGAGTTAAATACTAGTGCTTGTCCGTTTGTTGCACCTGTGACATCAAAAGTAATCGTAGTACCATCACCTAAAGCTGTGTATATCTCTGTAAAGTTATCGTTGATTAAATCACCACCAGCACGAATTGTACTACCCGTTCCATCGTTAGCAGTTGTTCCTATATTAATTACTTGTTTGGCCATCGTTCTCTCTTAATACTGATATTTTATCATTTGATTGTGGTGGTGTTTTAAAAGTAATACTATTATCTTCAAAAACATACTCATCTTTTGACAAAATCTTGTCGTTTATCTTAACAATAAAATTCTCTTTGTTATTATTTATAATCATAATTACGCCTTATCAAAAGTAATGCTTGTTGTATCAAATCTTGCCCTATCTTCATCAAAACTATCATTAGATATTTGGAATATTTCTGATGGTAAAGCAAATTCTGTTTTTAGATGATGTTCAAAATCACCTAATTGATTTAACTCGCCATCAATATCTGTATTTTTAGTACCTTGTAATCTCAATAGATTTAGTTGTCCTATTTGTATTCTACTAGCATAATGAGTATTTAATATTAAATTAGATAGAGTTTTTAATGTAGGACCAGCAACGGCTCTACCAAATCTAGTAGTGTTATTTCTAATAGTTGTTCTCTCTTTAATAGTTTGACTAAATTTTAAATGTTGAACAATAGTTAAATCTCTGGTACCGACTGTAAAATGATCACTAGTTGAATCTGTAAAGTCTGGATCAACACCTCTTTCAGGATTTGATCTTAAACTTGTACCATCTGTTCTTGTACCTAGTCTTCTACCAAATATAGTAGAGAATAAGTTGTTTATAATCAATGCAACTGATTCATAAACCACACCAGAATTGATACCTGTAATACTTTGTATTCTAGCATTTATTTGAGATTGAATATCTACTTGACCAGTAAAATAGAAACCAGATGTATGCATTGTTTTCTTAAAACTATCTCGCCAGTCAGCTATTGTACGACCAACTTTGATTACATATGAGAAATCTTGGTAATATAAACTATCTTGTATTCTCATAGATGTTTCTGACAACCAACTATCTTGGTTTATAAATTGACCTGCTGTATCTACTAAAGCACCAACGGTCATTGTTGCTGTCGCTAAATCATTTTTTTCTACTATCGCACTAGCACCACCAGCGCCATTTATAGGTGTCTTCTCGTGGAACACACCTGTTGGACTAGATACTTTTAATATTCCTGTAGATGAGGTAAATGATACTACTGTTGCTGTAATAGCAGTTGAACTACTATCAACTCCTGTGACTGTTTCACCTACTACAAAAGAACCTGATACACCTGAAACTATAATATAACTAGGTAATGCTAATGTTGGTGGTGTAGGAGATGCCTCATAACCAAAACCTGATTCAATAATTTTTAATCCTAATATACGACCTATTTCTGTACCATGAGCAAATACACTAGCACTCGTACCTGATGATGATGTGACAGTCGTAGTAGGTAAAGATAGATAGTTATTACCATTTGATATAATTCTAATATCTGTAATATCATTGGAACCTGTTCCACTCTCTTGTACAATTTTATTTCCTGTAAATGGATCACCTCTCGTAGTTTCATCTTCTAATATTATATGACTTGTAGATGAACCACCAGCTGTACCATTTTCTGTAGTGATACCACCATTTACAACAGACACTTTAGCTCTAGCAGAACCACCACCAGTATCGGTATTTGTAAATGCAATATCGTCACCTATCTCATAATTGGCACCACCATTAGCTATAATAAAATCTGTAATACCACCACGACCAACTGCATCTACCTGTACGATAGCATTTTGTCCACCACCTGTGACTACTATCGCATCATTTTCACTATATAAATTACCATCATTTGTAATCGTTGTTGTTGCTGGTATACCTGTGACAGTTGCCTTTATGAATACATCTGATTCATCTGACTCTGTACCTCTAATAACTTCACTAGTTTGAAAAGTGCCAGATATTGTATCTGTATTTAAAACAAATTCTGATATTTCATTTGTTCCTATTTGAAACTTAAAGACATTTTCTACTATTGCTGTTGCACCAGAAGTTTCACCTTCTATTGAACGACCAAGTAAACTAGATGTATCACCAACTGTACCAATTGCTCTTAATATTTTACTTGTATTCCATTTACCAGTTGATGCTCTTAATAAATTTTCTCTAGGATAAATTGTTTCTGATTCTAAACCAAATAATAATCTAAAAAATAACTCATGTCCACGATTTGTACCTTTTGCTTTATATACAGATTTAATATTTTTAATTAGACTTCTTTTATTTACATTAGCTGATAAACTTTCAGGTAGTGTATTTAAAAACTCATTTCTAAATTTTGTTAAAAAGTTAGATATTGCTTTATCAGGATCACGGAAGTTTAATAACTCTTGTATGTTTGTGACAGGATTAGGTTTGTAATTATTAATTACAGCTTGTGCATTTGAACTAGCACCTAAAATAGTTTCACCATCTATAAATTTATCTTGTGCTGATATGAAAAGTCTATTATTATCTAAATCTTCTACAAGTACAGTTGAAGTTGCGTTAGATGTTTGACCTGTGATTGTTTCGCCTCTGGTAAATTTACCATAAGTGGAACTCTCTAAAAGAACTTTATCACCAGCATCTAATTGTGTTCTTTCTGAATCTAAACGAGATGCATCTAATATTAATTTATTATCTTGTGCTGTTTCTGTTTCTAATTGTACACCATCAGTAGATTGTATGGAAGTCACACCTAACTCTGCTGACTCCATAAAAGTATAATAAGCTTTTACGAACTCTAAAAATTTAGGGTGATCGCTTAGTACGAACTCTGGTACCTGTTGACCTACCAGGTTAGATATTTTGTCGTTAAACTTTGCCATTAGTAGCTACTTTGTGTCGTATAGCCAACTCCAGCATCAGCAGAACCTCCAACAAAAGTATCCGATTCTACAGTGATTGATGAGTTTGCTGTATCTATTTCTAATATTTGATCTCTTACAGGCACTATATCATTTGAACTTGGCTCAACAGTCACTTCAATTACAGTTGATGATGCGCCTCTAATATTTTCTATTGACGCAACTGTTAATGAGTTAATTGTTATTTGACCAGTTGAATAATTAATTGTGCCTTGAGTGTTATTTGTATATGTTCTTACAGAACCTACTAGATAATATTTTCTAACATTACCTTGTCCATCATCATCTAGGAAATAAACTTTATCATCATTTGGTTCTTTAAATCCAGTTGTTGACATAATACCACCAGCTGCCGTATTATGACCAGAGTGTGGATTATGTAAAGCATTTCTAAAGTAAATATCATATCTTGTAGATGCTGATAGTGTGGGTGTAAAAGATTTTCTAATTTTTAATGTTGTAATATTAGATAGTATTGATGGGTCTGTATCATCAATTAAACCTGTCACTTTAGAATATCTAAACACACCATCAAATTTATTTAATGTATCAGAATCGTAATTAGTTAATGTTGTAATTACATTTGATTTTAAAGTATCTGAAGATTTAGTGGTTGCGTTAGCATCAAACTTTACATTTGTTGTTAATAATAATGATGTAGTTTCTGGATCAACAATTTCTGGTCTTACAGATGCAACATTGAATTTTCTTAATTGAGCAACAATACTTTCTTTTGTTTGTGTTGTAAGTGTAGAACCTGATGCTGCTTTAATCGCAATCTTAACAACACCATAAACAGGTGTTTCATCATCTTCACCACCCCAAGCAGAAACTGATTGTGCGTTTGGATATAATTCTTTTGTAAGTGTTTCATAATCAGAAGTAGTCACAGCTCTATCTTGTCTTGCGTATTGTAATGGCGCATTAAATCTAATTGACTCTTTTGATTGAGCCTCTGCTCCACCTTGAGCACTTGATACAGAAGTTATTACCACATCTGTAAATCCACCAACACTACCTGATAGTGTAAATGAACTAGCACCATTTGCCTCAGCTTTATTAGAAACAACATATTCTAATATTACTATATTACCATCTTCTAATTTTTTACCTATGACACCATCACCAAAATAAGTTTCAAACTTACCATCTTCACTCTCTTGTAAGAAATAAACTTTTGATGTACTATCTAAAGATGTAAAACCTGTGGCTAGTGTATATGTATTTGTAGTGGTATCTGATACTGAATTTTGTATTTTGACTTTTAAAGTTGAAGTATCAGCATTGGCACTTGGTATAATAAATCTTTGATCAGGGTCTGAAGTGTTAACAGTATATTTAAAAGTGACTAGTGTGCCTTCAAAAATATCTATATTAGAAAATTTGTAAACACCATTCAAAGGTGTTAAAGTGTGTTCTGCGTTTGTCACAAATTGATAAGTTGTTCCATCAACTGTCGTATTAAATGATGTACCTTTAGTCATTGTCACAGAAGCACCTGTTCCATTATTAATTAAAATATCTATTGTCGCCTTTGGTGCTTTAGCTGATGTTGGTGTATAACCTAACATCTTTGCTAGTGATACTATATTTTTTCTTATGTCAGCTGAATCTAAATACATCTCATTCGCTAACATATTAGCATTGAAACCTAGATAGTGTGTGTTGTAAGCTAAAACATCTAGTAAGACAGCGAAACCAGAACCTTCAAAATCATAATCTTGGAACTCTGATTGATTTTGTAAAAATGTTTTTAAATTTGTTTTTATATTATCAAAATCTAATTCTGAAACTTCTAATTTATTACTAGCCATCTTATCTTAATCTCTCTAAAAATGTTTCTACTGTTATTGGTTGTGAAACACCTATAACATAAAAACTAATTGATACTTGGTATCTGTTTCTATCTATATCTGGTCGTGCTATAATTTGAACTAATTTAATTCTTGGTTCAAAATTATTTAATACTTCTTCTATCTTTCTTTGTAAGTTTAGAGCTGTTAATGGCGCTACTGGCTCAAATAATAATGCTCTAACATTACCACCTATCTCTGGATGGAAAGGTCTCTCAAAGTGATTAGTTTGTATTAGATTTCTAACACTTCTTTTTACTGCCTCAACATCTGTTAACTTATTAACATCATTGGTGACTGTATTTCTACCAAAGTCTAAATCCAAGTCTTTGTAAAGACGAGTTGATCTTTTACTTTTGTTTGATACATTTTCTACACTATAACTAGGCATACCAATATTTATACACTAACCAGAGAAAACATTTGAAGAACCTGAAGTCATTGCTCCAGCGTCTGTACTATCTCCTATTC